AGCAGGACTGATTGAAGTCAACTCAGGAAGTATAGTAGCGACCGCCAATCTGCCAGAAACAAGTGGGGTAATAGAATTATCAGGAGCGGTATCAGGCGCATCAGTAACACAACCTGAAACGATGGGTGCGACTGAATCAAGTTCCAACACCATGACGACAAATGCTACGCAAACCGAATCTTCGGGCAACGTAGAAACTCATAATGGACTTAGGGTAATTTCGGTGACACAGCCGGAAACAGCGGGGGTATTAGATTCCAATTCAGGAAGTGCCGTTATTACTGTAACGCAACCTGAAACAGCCGGATCAACGGAATTGCATTCGGTTACTTCAGGGACTTCTGTAACGCAACCGGAGTCAATAGGTATATCAGAGTCTTCGTCAAATACTATTACGACCTCCGCCGTACAATCTGAGTCCTTTGGAAGTATAGAAGTGAGTAGTAATACTGCAACTACGTCTGCAATACAGACGGAATCAAGTGGAACTACTTCAGTTACGGATGGAACTATTCCGTCAATTACTGTTTCCCAAATTGAATCAGGTGGAACTTCCGAAAGTAGTTCAAATTCGCTTGCCGCAAATGCAGTAACTTTAGAAACAGCCGGAATATCCGCAACTGAAACAGCAACGGGCATATCAACAAGTAATCAATCAGAATCGAATGCTATTGCTGAAACTCACGCTTCTATAAGTGTTATCGCAGCTACACAACCGGAAACAAGTGGATCCACGGAATCTCACAATAGCACAATAGGCAGAACAGCATTGTTGCCGGAAACAGCGGGGATAGTGGAAACTACGAATAATTCATTACAGGCAAATGCAGTACAAGCAGAGCAAATGTCAGTAATAGATACTTTGTCAGGTGTCCAGATAACCTCTGCTATATTGACTGAGATATTATCTGTATTTGATGTCCACATTTCTGAGATTACCAGAAGTGCTGAATTATCAGATATAGTAAACATAATTGACTTTATCATTGGAGAAGTTGTAACGGGCATATTTGAAGCCGGTATAATTTCCTATGCTACAGCAAGAAGTTTTCATGATGATATTGAGAGAAGAATTTTAGTAGATACCGCAATCAATCAGGCAATATCTGGAAGTGATTCGGTAAGTGCTTTGAGTGTTCAAGATAAAGCAACAATTCGTAAGTTTATCAATACCGTTACAAGGGGTGGCGTATGAATCAGCAAATAGATAAACCGGATTATAATGAAGAGTTTCGAGTTTGTGACTTTTCCACAGTTTTAGAATCTTCCGACTCCATTACAGCGCAAACGGTATCAATCACTGATAGTAACGGTGTTGATTGTACGGCAACAATGATTTCCGATGCCGCTGTTTACACCGGAAACAAAGGGGTTCGTTATAAACTGAAAGGTGGCATTTCTGGAAGTAAATATGAATTAGAAATAAAAATATCTACGGCAAGCCTTCAGAAGTTTATTGAGCCATTTACGGTGTGCATAATATAATGTTAAGTGCTGCTGAACAGGAAAAAGCAAAACGGCTTTTAAACACTCCGTTAGAAACTCTGGATAAGATGCTTTGCGAAAAGAATCTTGCGGAGTTTTTGAAACAGATGTGGCCATCAATCGACCCGCACCCTTACGTACACGGTTGGCACATTGACGCTATTTGCGAACACATGCAAGCAGTAGTGAATGGGGATATACAAAGAATCCTGATAAACATACCACCGCGACACATGAAGTCAATAGGTATTGCGGTAGGATTACCGGCATGGGCATGGATACATAAGCCAACGCTTCAATTTCTTTATTCAAGTTATGCAAGCAGCTTGTCTATACGTGACGGTATAAAGTGCAGGAGGGTTATTGACAGCCCTTTGTATCAAGCCCGTTGGGGTGAAAAGTATTCCCTTACTTCAGATCAGAATACAAAAATTCGATTTGATAACAATAAAGGGGGGTATCGCCTTTCTACTTCTGTTGACGGTATGACAACCGGTGAGGGTGGAGATATTGTTGTAATTGACGATGCAAACAATGTAAAAGAAGCTGAATCAGATACAATGCGTAATTCCACAAATCAATGGTTTGATGAGGTTATGCAAACACGCTTGAATAATCCCCAGACAGGTGCTATAGTCGTGATACAACAGCGCACCCACGCTAAGGATTTATCTGGACATATTTTAGATAAATACGGCAAAGATTATTATCATTTACTACTTCCAGCAGAATATGAAAAGGGTGTAAAGTGTAGGGGTTTCGGGGGATGGACAGACCCGCGCAAAGCTGAAGGGGATTTGTTATGGCCCGAACGATTCAGAAAACAGGAAATAGATAAACTGAAAATAGCACTTGGTGTTTATGCCGCTGCTGGGCAATTACAGCAGCGACCTTCACCACGATCAGGGGGGATGATACCCCTTAATCAGTTCAGAAGGTATAAAACTCCTCCTGCTAAAGAAGCAATATTGCGGCTATCTCTTGTATTTGATACCGCTTCAAAAGAAAATGAGTTAAATGACTTCTCAGTATGTGAAACATGGGCGGAAACCTCATGGGGGTACTACCTCCTGAATATATGGCGTAAAAAAGTTGCTTTCCCTGAACTACTCCGTACCGCCAAATCGCTCTGCGAACTGGAATGCCCTCATGAGGTTGTCATTGAGGATAAGGCTTCAGGTATTGCGCTTATACAATGTTTACGTGATCCAAGAGAAGGTATTAAAATCCCCGTTATTGCAGTTGATCCAGGGGCATTCAGTAAAGTTGTTAGAATGGAGAATGAGGCTACTGCTATTGAAGCGGGGCTTGTGTATATCCCTGAAGTTGCCTCATGGTTACCTGCTTTTGAAGACGAATGCACTCAGTTCCCTATGGGTGAGCATGACGATCAAATTGACCCTATGAGTATGTTCCTTAAACGGGTACGGGAACGGAAACAACGTGGACCGATTATTGTTTCACCGGATATGGAAGATATGACAAGTGAATCATCTTGGAGGATATGATGGCAAGAACTAAATTTACAAAAGCTTCAAGTATGACAGAGATTGGTTCTACCGGACTCCGTATTTACGGTGGACAAATATCAGAAGAACACTTGCGGCAATTAGCCGGTAGACAGGGTTTTGCTACCTTTGCAGAAATGCGGGATAACGATCCAATTATCGGGGCAATCCTTTTTATCATTGATAAACTGCTGCGTAACGTCAAATGGAAAGTAGTTCCTGCGGATAGTTCAGCAAAAGCCGCTGAAGTAGCAAACTTCCTTACAACCTGCATGGATGATATGGAGCATTCATGGGAAGAGTTTGTAAGTGAAATCCTCTCAATGCTTACCTACGGATTTTCCGCTCATGAGATTGTTTATAAGACTCGTGGCGGTATAGACGAAACCGACCCTTCAAGAGCAAGCCGATTCAATGATAATATGATAGGATGGAGAAAACTTCCTATCCGTTCACAAGAAACACTTTGGGAATGGGTTACAAATGATTCCGGTGATGTTGTTGCAATGAAACAAATGCCTATTGTTGGCGGGGGTGTTGTGACAATCCCTATTGATAAACTCCTGCTATTCCGGACTCAATCATTCAAGAACAATCCACAGGGACGTTCCGTTTTGCGTAATGCTTTCCGTCCATGGTACTTCAAAAAACGTATTGAAGAGATAGAAGGAATCGGGATTGAACGCGACCTCGCCGGTCTTCCTATTGCTAAAGTGCCGCCTAATCTGCTTGCATCCACAGCAAGTGCTGAAGAAAAGGCAACCCTTACTGCAATCAAAAAGCTTGTTACAAACATTCGCAGGGATGAGCAAGAAGGTGTTGTTTTCCCCCTTGTGTACGATGAGAACGGAAAAGAGCTATATAAACTCGAACTTCTTTCCACAGCAGGTTCAAGGCAGTTCGATACGTCTGCTATCGTGACTCGTTACAACAAGACAATAGCAATGACTGTTGTTGCTGACTTCATATTTCTTGGACAGGATAAGGTTGGATCATTCGCGCTATCATCCGATAAAACAAGCATGTTTTCATTAGCATTAGGAGCATGGCTGAAAGACATAGGGGCGGTTATCAACAAAAAGGCAACCCCGAAACTTATGAAGTTAAACGGGTTCGATTCTGCTTTATGGCCTACTGTAGTTCCTGGCGATATTGAAAAAGAAGACGTTTCCCGTTTTGTTGATTCGATTTACAAACTTGTCAGTGTTGGTGCAATGATTCCTGATGCAGACATTGACGCAAAAGCAAGAGAACTTCTGGAATTGCCTGTTAAGGTAGGGAATAGTTTTAACGGTGCTATGTAATGGCAAAAACTGTTGATGAAATCATAAGTTCATTATATGCGGCTGCTGATACAGTTGTTCCAGCATTGAAGAGTTCTTTCCTTGACGCAATAAGGGAGTTACAAAGCAATCAGTTATCTATTGCTGATTTAGAAGCGGCTATACTAAATGGAAACATTGATGGTGCTATTTCCGCTTCACAGATAGATAAGCTTGATGATCTTTTATTCGGAATTGGAATGAACAATGATGCCTATGTGTTCACTACACAAATGCAGTCTGCATTTTATGCAGGGGCATACGCTGCAATCAGTAACTTGGTTGCAACAAAACAGACCGGTATCGCGTTTAATCCCCTGAATGAACGTGCGATAATCATTATGCGTACAAAGGGCTTGCAGACCGTTACAGGGATTACTACAACGACAAGGGATGGCATAAGAGCAATTATTACCCGTCAAATACAGGACGGGATAAATCCAAATAAAGCTGCAAAAGAAATTCGTCAATTGATAGGGCTTACCGATTCCCAAATGCAAGCAGTAACGAACTTCAGAAGACAGTTAGAGGCTCAGAGTAATCTGGGATTCACCCCAGCTTCTGAAAGAAGATTAAGTGCCGTTGAGCAATCTGTAGTACGTAGGCACATGAAGGACGGTAATCTGGATAAGCAAAGTATTGATAATATGGTTGACCGGTATTATCAGAGCTTGTTGAACAAACGGGCAACAGATATAGCACGTACTGAGTCAATGAGTGCCGTGAATGCAGGACAATCTGAATTGTGGCAGCAGGGACTTGATTTAGGTATCTTCGATGATAACGTAGATAGAAAATTCTGGATAGTTACTCCAGACGACCGTTTACGCGCAACTCATGCAGCAATTCCGAATATGAATCCTTTCGGGGTTAAGATTCGCGCAATGTTTATAACTCCTTTCGGTCCAGTATTTAGTCCTGGAGATTATAACTCCGGACTGATAAATTGTAGGTGCGTACTAGTTTTAGGTGAGGTTGGACAGGTTCTAAATTACTAGGAAAGGAGAGAGTATGTCACAAGTATTATTCAAAGGTAATCTGGATAAAGTTGACAAAGTTCACAAAGTAGCATACGGGTGGGCTTACGTTGCTGAAAAGGGGGCAACTGAAGTTGTCGATCATTCCGGTGATATATGGCCGATTGAGGAACTTGAAAAGTCTGCACATCAGTTTGTTATTGATTGCAGGGTAGGGAAATCATCCCATCGGGGTATTCAAAAATCAACCCTTGTTGAATCTATCGTATTCACGAAAGAGGTACAAGACGCATTAAACATTGATCTTGGAAAAGTAGGTTGGTTTGTAGGGTTCCGGATTGAAGATGAAGACGTGCTGAAACAAATCGAAAATGGAGAACTCGCAATGTTTAGCATTGGCGGTTCAGGGACAAGGGAGGAATTATGAGAACTAAAAAGCACAAGTTGTCCAATGTTAAACTGAATGAGGTATCTTTAGTTGGAAAGGGGGATAATCCTGAAGCGCATGTATTACTTTTAAAGGTAAAAAAAGAAGAAATAAGGGATTTTGAAAAAAATTATGACGGTGATAATAAAAATGCTTTACTAAAATCATGGTATGATGATAATATCTTTACCATTCTAAAGGAATCAGATTGCACCGCTGAAACCTTTGACCAAATGATTCAAGAGCGGGAATTCAGGGAACAGATTTGGGAAATGATTTGGGTTCTACAAGATTCAATCGGTTCAATTGCAGACGATGATGCAGTAACAGAAAAAGAAACAATGGTAAATGAAACCGTTTCACAATTCCAACAAGCTGTATCAGCACTATTCAAACAAGGAGGTAGTACAGAAATGAAGAAAACTGTCGAAGAACTGGAAAAGGCTCTTGCCGATGAACAGGCAAAAACAGCGGAACTCACAAAGCAGTTGGAAGTTGAAGTCGAAAAGGCTAAAGCTCCAACTACAAACGAAGATGGCACCTGCAAAACTTGCGGGGCAAAAGTGAAGAAGGACGATGCTATTGATAAATCC